GTTTGCAGTCAGAAGACTCCAAATAGATAACGCCATCATGGGAAAGCATAATGCTGAACCCATGGGGGCGAACTTTCGGAGAACAAGCTTCTGGCCGCTTGGCATCACTGTTGAAACACTCCTCGCTACATCCGTGAACCTTGTGAGGTTTTCGGGAAATAGAAGGTGAACTAGATCAACGGAAACGCGATCCGAGGCCTCTTTGAGGTCAAGGGTCGCATACCTTCCAGTCGAAGAGCCCAGTAGGGCTCCCCGTTGGTTGGGTCCTTGATCGGTGAAGAAGACATTGTGTTTTGTTAACACATGGCCTTCGACCAACCTATAAATGGCCTGGCTCAGACCTTGCTGAATCCATTGAAAATCAACGGGTTCGCAAGATATTAACCTAGGCCCGCGGGAATCCTTCGGTACAAGTAATACTTGTGCTGAATGATCCGTGGCAGTGACAGTATCAAAACTGTCATAGCTATCACAGACATGCCCAGTTGATGCACAAAAGTAAGCATCAAAAGGGTAAACTTCTGTAATCCGGTGACTGACATTCGTCCAAAGGAATTTGGCCGAGAGACGTTCCTTGGTAGAAACGACTCCTGGACCATGCCTAGGGATAATGTCATAGCCATCAAACGACGAGAAAAGCTCAGTCAAGAGCTTCCTCGCCTCGCGAGCAACTCGTGTCAGGTTAGAAGTAGAAAGATCTTGCTCAGAATCGTAAAGATCCTGGTAAGCCTTTCCTCGTCTTCTGACGCGATTAGACTCATCGAGCGCATCCCGCAATATAGCGAGGTTAGCATCAGAATGAGTAAGATCCTCCTCTGCTTCAACGAAGCAGTTGAGGACTTGTTGTTCTTGTGTTTCTGAATACGGGATCTCATATTTATAGAATGAATATAAGATTTGCCGTATGACTTCGACGCATTGCGCGTCCGGTTCCAGAAGGATAGTTCCATCTTGTTGGAATATATGTATGAAGAATTCTCCAAGAAACTTGGGTAATTCACTGTTAGGCATGGTTTCAAACCCGTGCTCAGCAGCTGTCATACGTATAACTCCTGTAAGTGCCTTATCTAGGCATTTACCAAGTTGGGGCAAGGTTTTCGTTAGAAAACCAATTCCTTCGAAACGTACTCTCTGACTAACCTTTTGACAAGTTAGCTTGAGAGCACGAGCGTTGAATAAACTACTCCGAGACACATGAGCG